AACTACCCTAAGTTCGCGAAGTTCGGATTTTTGTGGGGCTGCCACAAGCCATCCGAGACTCAATAGTCTAGCTCGTCACCTATCACAGCTTCTGGAATGTATTCACTTCGCTGTTCTTCATTGACTCCAGTGGTCACGCGATAGGTCCCCTGAATAAGATCCAAAATAAGGCGTTGTCTATTTCGAACCTCAACAGGTATAACTGCTTTCCTGAAAAGCTCTTCGTACTTTGTGAGCAATTCTGCTTTCTCAACTGGGTGGTAAGTAAGTTCCTTTTGAAGAACTTCAAAATTGGTACGCATTTGCTCTTCAGGATCGAGCTTCTTCTTCTGCCAGTCCATCATATTGGTTAGAACGTCCAAACGAAGAGGTCCTACCCAACGTCCATATTCCTCAGAGTATCTAAAAGAGCGCTTGAGAAATTCAACTTCAGTCAACGGCCGAAAGTCAAATTCTCGCCCACTCTTCGCCTCGTCCGTGTAAGTCAAGCCGAATTGTGCCAGAATCTTAGTCAACCCGCGTTGATTAAAATCTGGGGGGGCAGCCTTGGAGACAGACATGATGTTGTCATCACCATATGTGCAAAGGGACACGTATTTCTTAAAGTCAGGAAGAGAACCTCCTGCTTTAACGAAAGCCAAACGCATGACGATCTTAAGAAACAGACAATTTATCACCGTAGTGAGAATATTGCCTGAAGTCTGCGAATGGGTGCTCTGAAACACTGAGCCTCTGCAGTTGTGGTAAGCGTTGATAACTTCGTTATACAACACTTGGCGAATACGTCTGTCCTCATCCGTTTGTGATCCAATATCATACCATGAAATGATGATGTCTCCAACTGCTTGAAGAACTTGTCGGCAAAGACTGCCATCAAAGTTCTCAAAGTCGCCGGCGATCATCCGTTCCTTGTCCTTAAAGAATATAGCCAGGTCGTTCCACTCCCGAGAGTGCACGTCGATACCTAAACCGATCTCGTTGTAAATCCGGTTTTCCATCACATGCGCGCAAAAGCCCATAAAGTACATTTTGCTCGCAAGCGTGTGATCAACTGGTCCAACAGCAAACAATCTTGTCTTGCCTTCATCCACCTTCGGTATCGGTCGTGTTTCATCCTTGGTCGTGGTTACATAAATCGTCCAGGTTCTGAAACCTTTCTTTGCGGCTTCAATTCGTTTAAAAACGTCCGCACGCAAATTGGGATCTATCCACGGTTTATCAGCGGGTCCAATCCAGGTAGTCTTTCCGGGTCCTTTGGCGTTAAAGATATAAGGAAATCCAGGAGATGTTTTCCGGTTAACCCCCGTCAAATATTGAGAAATGGCGGAGTCACCGTAACAAGCAACCTCAAGGTCAAACACTCGACACAATTCTTTGTTTGTATTTTCAATCATCTCCCCTTTGATAGAAGAGACGACGTCGTCGAGCAAATCTGGGTCGATATAGAGGTTGTGTCCTGTAAGTTTCTTCAATCCTTTTAACACCGGGTCAATTCCGTTCGTGGGCACCAACATCGCTGGTTTTTGCGTTACTGGCGCTACAAGTCCGTGAAATATGCTCGGAATATAGTTGGTCTCAGTAGGCGATCGAACAGCTTTTGCACGTCCGATAGGCGCGAGTCCCTCAACTTCGATTATTGCTGGAGCAGCATCAAAAGTTAGGGCCCTCATGCCCTCACCATCGACAGTAATCTCATCGTTAACAAGATCATCTTCATCTGATGGTGGCATTGCGATTTGAGCAATAAAGCTCGTTCTACTTAGACCTTCCATTACCCAATCATATTGAATCCGTTCGGAAAAGCCAGTGTTTGCACCGACATTTCCAGCCACATGCATTCCAATAAATCTACGCGTGCGATAACGCGAACACTCAAACAAAATGGATCCACAGAATCCTCCCTTCGTGGGAATGAGGTATCTGTAGCCATTTATCCTTTCAGTCTCACGGTCTTTAGAAAGGCCGCCAACATACACACCAGTTTGTACATCAAATTTGGTGAACTGCAAAGCAGCGTAACTTCTGCCTTGACTGTTGTACACCAAAGAAACGAGATTCGCTTTTCCACTTTCACGAGCAACATGATCTTCCTTAGTCGCAATGAGATTCGTTATGTCCCTGTGAGAATGCACGCTCGCCGGACATTCCATCAACCAACACTCAAGTTGATCTCCTTGGTTGTCATACAGGGGATACCACTTGACGCTGTCGCAGGGGAAAATCAACATAGTGTCGTTCCCACCGACAAGCTTGTAATACTTTCCGGCAGTAACGACATTTCGCAAATGAGAAGGAACAAGCATGATTTGTCCACGAATAAAGATACCTTGCAAGGCGGGGTTGCCCTTCGGTCTCTCTTTCGTATTCTCATCAACAAAAATGCTGTACATGTTGGACAATATCCTAAACTGTATTTGTGTTAAACCTATGTCGTCCTCGCTCTGTGCTTCGAGAGATTCAGATTTCATCGGGATAGTTTTGCCTTTTGCCTTGCAATCTCTGCAAATGTGGGGATACTTAATAGCTTCATCCGGATCGAATTTACGCTTATGAGTATGAGTGAAAACACCTCCACACACTTCGCAGAAATGCGAATGCTTATAAGGCTTGCCATCAGCTGGTAGAATTGAGTGAGAACGGTCAGTGAGATTCGGAACCATCTGAGCGATGACCTTTGTGATGTTAACGTAACCAGCGTCATCGGGGAAAACACACTCATCAGATCTTTCAAGCTTGGTGGGTTTTATTACCAAGCCAGAGTAGTTCTCAAGCTTATTAGGCTTGATTACTACGCCATTGTAGTTCTCAAGCTTAGAAGGTTTGACAACTACACCGTTGTAGTTCTCGAGATTCCTGCCCTTAATCGTCAAACCACTGTACGTTTCCGCAACAGTGGCTAGATCAACAGGCTTGCACGTCTTTGCAGCTTGAGCCATCCTCTTGACCTCAGCACTCGCTCCTTTGATTGCGCGGCTCTCACGAATGCGCAACTCCTCTTCGAGCGGGAAATCCGATAGGAATTCAGCCCACTCAGGGTCATCCATCGCTACAGCGAGAAGCTCTTGAATCAGTTCAGTGCTCATAAAGAACACGAACCATTCACGGTCTTTTTGCGTGCCTCTCTTCACTGCAGCCATGCAAGTTGCAAGACACTCTATCTGCTCTGGAGTTTGCGGAATTCCAATTTTCCACGTATCAGATCTACCTACTTTCAAGCTAACGTCGTACAACTTGCGCGCCGTCGTTGATATGGCTTTGTAAGTCAGCCACGCAGCCAAAGCGCCACTTAAACCTATTAAAAACAAACGCAGAGGATTCTTCATGTTTGTAGCCAGTGCCTGCTTAATGCAAAAAGCCAAAGATTTACCTTCATCTCTGCAAAAAGCAACCATCTGAGCTACTTCAGATCTGTGGTTGTTCACAAAAATACTTAAGCCTAATTCCCTGTTGCCTCGAAGTAAACTTAAAAATTCTTCAATATCAGTCTCGTCAGTCAGATAATGAGATGCCACTTCCTCGGTCAAGGTGTTATCGCGGAAGTAAGCGAAAATCTCTTCGCAGTACTCAGTCAGATCTTCTTGGAAGCCCATGTCTTCTGGTTCAGCACGAATGAAGCCCTTGATTTTGCTGGCCAAGCCACCAAAAACTTGGGCTTCATATTCGGGCTGGGCCCCTTCTAGCGATTGGCGCGGAGTTTGTTGAAAACGCACGGATGGTAAATCGCTTTCATTCACTGGAAACGCAAATGAAACGGGTGCGTCCTGAACATTGTAGCTAGCGTGCGTCTGCACGTTGTTAATCGTCGTCACAGTGGGAGCAGTGACGACAGGTGGAAGACGCTCGCACAGTGCCGCAAAGTCCAACGCTTTGAAGGTGTCGTGAACCATCTTGTTGTTCTTGATCTTCTTGTCGACTTCCTGGAACAAAAAATTCATGAAGCCTGTAAAGTTGTACTTAGATCCTACTGGCGCTACTGAGTAACCCTTAAGGCACTCCGTAGCCTCGAACTCGA